CATAGGGCCGATCTATCCCCGCCCTTTTTTTGGTTTCGAGGTGATCCCGTGGCTCGCACTCGCGTCCCCCTGCGTGCTGTAGGACCTGACGATGCCCCGCCAAGCAAGCCGATGACGCTGCTAGAGGCGATCGAGTCTGGCAACTATCTCGACATCCTGATGGCCCAGCGCCGCGACATCGTCGCCTCACTACCCGAGGAGAAGGGTCCGGCCAAGGCGGCACTGCACCGGCAACTGTCGATTCTCTCGGAGAAGATCGAACAGCTGGAAGCGGCGGACCCGGAGGACGCAGAAGATGACGTCCCCGACGAACCATTCAGCTCCGCGACTATCTGAGGTTGCCCGCCATCTTGTGATTCCGTCTGGGATCGTGACGACGGGATGGCCGGCTGTCGAGAAGAAGTTGCGGCGAATGGGTGTCACGTTCGACTCGTGGCAAGTGGGCGCGTCCCGGTTGATTCTCGGCAAGCGCGAGGACGAGACTTTCGCGGCGACCATCGGCGGAGTCTTCCTGTCGATTCCTCGTCAGGTTGGCAAGACGTACATGGTTTCGTCTCTAGTCTTTGCGCTCTGCCTACTGATCCCCAACCTTACGGTCGTATGGACGGCGCACCTGCTCAAGACTGCCGGGCAGACGCTCCGCGTGTGGCGCAACATCAGCAAGCGGAAGTACGTCCGGCCGTTCGTGACGCAGATCCGAGTCGGGTCGGGTGACTGGAAGGTCATCTTCGCGAACGGTTCTACGATCACCTTGAGTGCCCGTGAGAGCGACCAGGGCCGGGGCGAGTCCGAGGTTGATCTGGTCATCTTCGACGAGGCGCAGATCCTGTCCGACAAGGGCGTGGACGCCTTGGTTCCGACGGCGAACGCCTCCAAGCAGGTGGCCGGCGCGCTGGTGATCTACATGGGGACGCCTCCGAAGCCGACTGATGGCTCTGAGGTGTTCACCCGGAACCGGGTCGCCGCGTTGTCTGGCAGTGCGGACGACATGCTCTACATCGAGTTCAGCGCTGATCCGAAGACCGACCCCAAGGAATGGCCCGCGGGATATGTGGACTTTGCCGCGGTTGCATCGGCCAATCCCTCGTACCCGATCCACACCCCGAAGGTCTCGATCCTCAGGATGGCGCGGCAGTTGTCGCGCGAGTCACTACGCCGCGAGGGTCTGGGCATCTGGGATGTCGACGGCGCACTCGCCCCGTCCGAGATCGACTGGGCCAAATGGGATGCGTTGGGCCATACAGCGGCCCCGCTGGACGGTCGTGTGGCCTATGCCGTGCGGTTCTCCGCTGACGGCTCGCGCGTCGCCCTAGCGGCTGCTCTGCGACCCGCCGTGGGCGTCCCGCACGTCGAGCTGATCGCGGTTCGCGACATGGCGGCCGGTACGGGCTGGCTCGTCACATGGCTGACGGCTCGCTGGCGCAACTGCTCGCGGATCACGGTCGACGGCAAGGCAGGCGCGGGTGCGCTCGTCAACGCACTGCGGGCCGCGAAGATCCCGGAGCGGATCATCCACACGCCGACGGTCGACGAGGTGATCGCCGCTCACGCGATGACCGCCGAGGCGATCCGATCGGCGGTCCTGACGCACTCCTCACAGAAGCAACTCGACGACGCAGTTCGCGGCGCGGGCAGACGGACGATCGGCACGGCGGGCGGTTGGGGCTGGAAGCCCTTGTCCCCCGATGTCGATGTCATCCCTCTCGACGCGGTGACCCTGGCGCTGCACGCGGTGACGACAGGCAAGAGCGGCGCAGGCCGCACAGGCGGCGACGGTAGAAGGGCAACGGTGATATGACCGACAAGATCGCCCTTCCCGGGCTCAGCGACGACGAGGACCGGACCCTGAACCACCTGCTGCACGAGCTCGATGAGAAGCAGCCGCGCAACATTCTGCGGGCCAGCTACTACGACGGCAAGCGGGCGCTGCGCCAGATCGGGAGCATCATCCCGCCGCAGTATTACCGCCTGGGCATCGTCCTCGGCTGGTCCGCGAAGGCTGTCGACATCCTGGCCCGCCGTTGCAACCTCGACGCGTTCGTGTGGCCCGATGGCGACCTTGGCTCGATCGGCTACCGCGAGGCGTGGGATGGGAACAGCCTCGGGACCGAGGTCTCGTCTGGGCTGATCTCGTCCCTGATCCACGGCACGTCATTCCTGGTGAACACGCTCGGCGACGAGTCGGCCGGCGAGCCTGCCGGGCTGATCCACGTCAAGGACGCGATGAGCGCGACCGGCGACTGGAACCCTCGCCGGCGTGGCCTCGACAACCTCCTGTCGATCACGGGTCGCGACGAGGGCAAGCCGACGTCGCTCGCGCTGTACCTGTACGGCCTCACGATCACGGCTGAGCGTGATGGCCAGACGTGGACCGTGGACCGTTCTGAACACCCGTGGGGCGTCCCTGCCGAGCCGCTGGTCTACAAGCCGCGGGTCGGGCGCCCGTTCGGGTCCTCGCGGATCTCGCGGCCGGTCATGAGCCTGCACGACCAGGCGCTGCGGACGATCATCAGAATGGAGGGTCACGCGGACGTGTACTCGTTCCCCGAGATGTGGCTCATGGGCGCGGACGAGTCGATCTTCAAGGATGCTACCGGCGCTCAGAAGGCGTCGTGGCAGATCATGCTCGGACGGATCAAGGCGATCCCTGACGACGAGGACGCGGCGAACCCGCGCGCGGACGTGAAGCAGTTCGCGGCGTCGTCTCCGCAGCCGCACATTGACCAGCTCAAGCAGCAGGCACAGCTGTTCTCTGGCGAGACGTCGATCCCGCTGTCGTCGCTCGGCGTCTCGGACATGAGTAACCCGACGTCGGCCGACTCGTACATCGCGAGCCGTGAGGATCTGATCGCCGAGGCTGAGGGCGCCACTGATGACTGGGCGCCACCGCTGCGCCGGTCGCTCGCTCGCTCGTTGGCGATGAAGAACGGGCTCGACGCGGTCCCGCCCGAGTGGGCGTCGATCGACACCAAGTGGCGCTCGCCCATCTACCTGTCTCGTGCGGCCCAGGCTGACGCTGGCGCGAAGCAGCTCGGGGCGGTCCCGTGGCTTGCTGAGACTGAGATCGGCCTCGAGCTGTTGGGGCTTGACGAGCAGCAGATCAAGCGGGCGATGGCGGACAAGCGCCGCATGGGTGGCTCGGCTGCGTTGCGGGCGATCACTGACGCCGCTGCTGCTGGCCGACCGGCGGTGACTGGTGCCAACGCTAACGGCGGCACACCGGCGTGACCTGGTCGAGCTGACCGGGCTCGCACAGAATGACCTGACGCTGATCTGGGCGAAGTTCGATAGTGCTGGCATGGCCCGTGACGGGCTGATGCGGGTGCTACCGGAATTGGTGGACGTGTACGGGTCTGCAGCGGCCACGTTGGGCGCTGACTGGTATGACGAGATGCGTTCCGCAGCGAAGATCAAGGGCAGGTTCCGGGCGATCCCGGCAGGGTTGCCTGACGTTGACCGCACCGATGCGCTGGCCCGGTGGGGCGTGACGCCGCTGTTCAAGGCTGAGCCCGATTACGCTGCGGCGCTGACCCTGGTGAACGGCGGCTTGCAGCGGATCATCGCCAACGCAGATCGGGAGAGTGTCACCCGCTCGTCCGTGGCCGACTCGCGAGCTCGCGGGTGGCAGCGGGTCGGGTCAGGTCGCAGTTGTGAGTTCTGCGACATGCTCATCGGCCGCGGTTCGGTGTATTCAGAGGCCACCGCGGACTTCCTGACTCATGACCATTGCAACTGCGGCGCAGAGCCAGTCTTCGCCTGACACGACAGAAGGCCCGCCATTGACGGGCCTTCATCGAAGCCCACCCGCTGAGGTGAGCGTCGTCCGCTCGTAACCCAAGAGCGGCTAGGGACTCAATCGTCATTGAGCAAGAACCACTCTACCACCAGACAACCCCTCACGGGGTCATGCGCAACGGCTGCGCTCAAAGCCGGGAACCACCACTCCACACGGAGGAGCACCATGCCTGACGACGCCACCAGCGCGGACACCACAACCACCGACACGACCGCCACCACGACGGACACGGCCGGGCAGACCTTCACGCAGGAACAGGTCAACACGTTCCTTGCGGAGCAGAAGCGCAAGATCGGCAACGTCACGGAACTCAAGGCCGCCGCTGTTGAACTGGCTGCGATCAAGGAGTCCCAGAAGACCGACGTGCAGAAGACGGCCGACCGGCTCGCCGCTGCCGACGCTGAGATCGCCAAGATCCCCGCGAAGGTCTCCGAAGCGTTGCGGGTGCATCTCGTGGCGTTGCACAAGATCCCCGCTGAGGACGCCGAACTGTTCCTGACAGCCAGCGACCCGGAGGTACTGCTGAAGCAGGTTGAGCGGCTCGTGGCCCGTGGGGCTGAAGACGTCGCGGCGTCGAAGAAGCAAGGCAATTTCGTGGCCCGTGAGGGCAGCACCACCCACTCCGCTGACAGCGCCGATCTCGAAACGACTCGAGCGCTGTTCGGCTCCAACTGATCTGAAAGGAAACGGTCATGGCCGTTCTGGCAACTACTGGCATCACCCTCCCCAAGAACATCGCCTCCGGACTGTTCGCCAAGGCGCTCACCGGGTCCGCTGTCGCGGCACTCTCCGGCGCTGAGCCGCAGCAGTTCGGCGAGGTCACCCACATGACCCTCACCGGAGCCCCTCGCGCCGAGTACGTCGGCGAGGGTGCGAACAAGGCGCCGACCGCCGCCACCTTCGGGACCAAGGTCGCGACCCCACACAAGGTGCAGGTCACGATGCGGTTCAACGAAGAGGTGCAGTGGGCCGACGACGAGTACCAGCTCGGTGTCCTCACGACCCTTGCAGACCAGGGCGGCCTGGCCTTGGCGCGCGCCCTCGACCTGGGCGTGTTCCATGGCATCAATCCCCTGACCGGCGCCGCCGTGGCGTCGATCGTCGTGGGCGACCGGATCGCGACAACCACGAACTCCGTGGAGCTCGTGACCGCGACCCTGCTGACCCCGGACACCGTGCTCGAGGCGGCTGCCGGACTGGTCATCGCCGATGGGTACATCCCCAACGGCATCGCCTTCGACCCGTCCTACTCGTGGACCGTGGCGACCGCCCGGTACGTCGACGGCCGCAAGAAGTACCCGGAGCTTGGGTACGGCTCGAACATCACCTCGTTCGAGGGTCTGAAGGCGTTCTCCTCGTCCACCGTCTCGGGACTCCCGGAGGCCGCGGACACGAAGGTCAAGGCCATCATCGGGCAGTGGGACCTCCTGCGCTGGGGCGTCCAGAAGAAGATCCCGGTCGAGCTCATCAAGTACGGCGACCCTGACGGCCAGGGCGACCTCAAGCGCACCAACCAGATTGCGCTTCGCCTCGAAGTCGTCTACGGCTGGGCCGTCATGGACCTCGACGGGTACGCGGTCGTGGTTGACAAGGTCGCGAACGTCTGATGGTTCGCCTCCGTAACGTCGTCACGGGCGTGATCGTCAACGTCCGTGACGACAAGGTCCTCGACGGGTACACCCCGGTGGAGGACCCCAAGGATGCCCCGGCGCCGAAGCGCGCCCCGGCCGTCCGCAAGTCCACCAAGTAGTAGAGGGGGCGACCCGTGACCGCTGTAACGCTGACGCTCACCGATCTGGCGCCGTTCGCCGACATTGAGCCGGTGAAGGCTCAGGCCATGATCGACGACGCGCTGGCGATGGCCGAGCGGGTCGCCCCCTGCATCACCACCACCGAGTTCGCATACCCCGCTGCCGCGAAGGCGATCCTTCGCGGCGCGATCATCCGCTGGCACGACGCCGGTAGCGGCGCCCTCCAGTCGCAGACGGCTGGCCCATTCGGGCAGGTGGTCGACACGCGGCAGCCTCGTCGGGGCATGTTCTGGCCGTCCGAGATTGAGCAGTTGCAGGATCTCTGCAAGGGCTCGGAACTCTCGGGCGCGTTCTCGATCGACACGCTGCCGGTGTTCAGCGGCGCGCACAACGACACATGCGCGATCAACTTCGGCGCCCTGTACTGCTCGTGCGGTGCCGTACTCACGCAGGCGCTCCCGCTGTACGAGTACGGCGCCTGATGCAATTCCCGTTCGGCGTGACGGTCACCATCGTCCGCGCCGTCCCCGGCGGCGACGATCCCTACGGCGATCCGATCCCTGGCACGACGACCCGCATCGACATCCCTCGCTGCGGGCTCGCACCTCGGATGTCCACGGAGAGCACGGCACGCGGCCGTCAGGGCGTCATCGTGGGCCAGACGGTCTACCTGCCCGACAGCTCGCCAGCCGTGTTCTACGTCGACCAACTCGAGGTCGCTGGCGTGCTCTACGACATCGAGGGCGAGCCGGGCGAGTGGTCCAACCCTCTCACCGGATGGACACCCGGCTCCGAGGTCGCGATCCGAAGGGCGGTGGGTTGAGTGGCATCCACGATCAAGCTCGACGCTGCCGGGCTCGCTGAGATCCTCACGAACCAAATGCGCGGCCCCGTCGATGAAGCCGCTGCGAGGATCGCCGCGAATGTGAACGTCGGCAACGTCACTGACGCCGAGGTCTCCGTGCGTTCGGGGGTCACGACATCGATGAAGATTAACCGTGCCCATGCCAACGTGACCATCGCTCACCCGGCAGGGTTGGCGATGCAGGCCAAGCACGGCACCCTGACCAAGGCCGCCGCCGCCGCTGGCCTCGAGGTGAAGTCGTGAAACCCCTCGCCACAGCCCCCGACGCCGAACGCCTGGTTGTCGACTACCTGACCGCCGCTCTCGCGGGCCGCGCGCAAGACGTCACGGTCGGAACCGTCGTCCCATCGACGTGGACGGCCGGCACGAAGGCCCACATTCAGGTCGGCCTCGACGGCACGCCCGTCGTCCAGTACCCGATCCTCGCGTCCGCATCGGTGCGGGTCACGGCCTGGCACACGTCCACAACCACAGCCAAGACGCTGGCGGCCCTGTGCGAGGGGCTCCTGTGCTCTCACCCCGGGTCGGCTCAGATCGGCTCTGTGCAGTCCCTGACGGGCGTCCTGCCGACCCGCGACCCCGACACGGGCGCACAGCTCGCGTCGATCAGCGTGCGCGTGAACCTGCTGTACGCCGTCCTGGTCTGACCCCTCCCACACCTCCCACCTTCGGGCGGGAAGAGCCGCGACGTCCGTAACACCAACCCTCCGAAGGAGACCATCATGAGTGGCACCCCAGCCAACGCGTCCGTATGGGCGGACGCTGACGTCTACGTCGCCGCGGTCGGCAGCACCGTCCCCGCCGACGTATCCACACCGTTCAACGGGTCATGGACCCTCGTCGGNCTNCTCGACGGCGCCGACGGCATCGAGCAGGCCCGCAGCCAGGATGTGAAGGATCACTACGCCTGGGGCGGCATCCTCGTCGCCACGTCGCGNAAGAACTTCAAGCTGACNCAGAAGTTCTCCGTGCTCGAGGACAACGCCACCACCCGNGGCCTGATCTGGCCNGGCTCGACCGCGACGGAGATCAAGGTCCCGGTCCCGGGGAACATCCTGATCGCGTTCGAGACGCGCACGGGCGGCAAGGTGAAGCGCCTCATCAGCGCCAACTACGCGCAGGTGGACCTCGACGGGTCGATCAAGGACAGCGAGGAAGACCTGACCAAGGCGTCCCTCGTGGCCACGATCTTCCCGACCTCCGCGAGCCCGGGCGTCCTCTTCACCCGCCAGGCCGTCCCGGACATCGCCTCCATCGCCATCACCCCGCTGACGCTGGCGCTGTCCCTGGCCGGCGCGTTCATTAAGACGGTC